AGCAGTTCCCTCGCCCTCGCGGTGTCCCGCTCGAGCGCATCCTTCAAATTCACCACCAGCCGCTTATAACGCACGATGAGGCCCGGCAGAGGACCGCCAGGCACATGGGACGTCGGTGCCGATGTCAGCGCGGCACGCTCGGTTTCGGCGGCCGCCAGGCGCGCCTTGAGCGCGTCCGAGGGTCCGAAGCTCGCGACCGCGTCGACCAGGTGGGCGATCTCGCGTTCGAGCTCCAGGCGTCGGCCCTTCGCGATCGCGCCGGCGCGGCCGGCCGCGCGCGCGCTCCGCTCGAGGAGCGCCGCGACCTGGCGCTGCAGCTCGGCGATCGCCTCGGCCGAGAGCAGGTCCTCGCGCACCAGGCTGAGCAGGCGCGCTTCGAGATCCCGGCGCGACACCAGGAGGCCGATACAGACATCTGGACCGCGGTCTTTGCGCGCGGCGCAGCCGTAGGAATACTGGCTCACGGCGATCACCGCGCCGCCGCAGCGGCCGCAGCTCATCAGGCCGCCGAAGAGGGTGCGCGGCCGCGCGCCGCGTCCACGCGCGCCGCCGGCGAGACGCGGGCCGTCGAGGCGCGCTCGCGCCTTCGCCCAGGCCGTGTCGTTGACGATGCGCAGGTCCGGCCGCGGCGCGATCGCCCATTCCCCGCGCGGGCGGCTGAAGCGCTTGCGCCGGCCGGTGTCCGGATCCCGCAGCCACTGCGAGCGGTTCCAGACGTAGCGGCCGATGTAGAGCTCGTTGTTCAGGATCCCGCTGCCTTTCGCCGGCGAGCCGTAGATCGCGCTCACCGCCCACGTGGACGCGCGCGGCGAGGATACGCGCCGGCGATTCAGGTCCGCGGCGATCTTCTGGCAGCTCCAGCCCGCGCCGTAGCGCGCGAAGATCCAGCGCACGACCTCGGCCTGCGCCGCGTCGATCGCCAGGCGGTGCCCGATCGGCTCGCCCTTCGCGTCGACGCCGACGACGCTTGAGCGGTAGCCGTAGGAGAGGCCGCCGGCGTGGTACCCGCGCGCCACCTGGCCGGAGAGGCCGCGGTGCGTCTTGGCGGCGATGACGCGCAGCTGCTCCTCGTTGAAGCTGCCGCGCACGGCGCGCATGATCTCACGGCCCTTGAGCGCGGAGTCGTAGCCGTCGGCGAAGCCGATCAGGCGCACGCCGATGAACTCGAGGCGCCGCACCATGCGCTCCTGGTCGACCAGGTTGCGCGAGAAGCGATCGAGTGCCTCGATGACGAGGACCTGCAGGCGGCCGGCCGCCGCGTCGGCCATCAGCCGGCGGCTGCCCGGGCGCGACTCGACCGGCAGCGCCGCGGAGATCTCCGGATCGGTGTAGTCGACGACGTCGTCGATGCCCTCGACGCGCGCGCGGGCGCGCCCGAGGCGCAGCTGGTCCTCAATCGACGTCGGGCGCTGATTGTCGGTCGAGTAGCGGGCGTAGAGCGCGGCTCGCATCGGCCGTCAATCCGTAATGATCAGAACGATGTGCTTTTGTTTATTGCAGTGTGGACACTTGAAATCGAACGAGATCCGCCTCGGAATTTTACACGTGACGCTGACGCCTTTTTTGGTCGGCTTGAACCCAATACTGCGCAGCATGGAATGGAATGAAGGCTGACCGCGGCTCGTGCCCCGGCTTATTTCCTTTTTGATTAACAGACTAGCTCTCGATTTGCGCGGCGTCTTGGGCTTCGTCATGGGCGGCATTGTCTGCTTGAGATTCTGAATGGTCAACCTGGCGCTCGCGTTCGAGCTCGGCCTTGCGGTCGGCGAGGATCAGCTCGGCCAAATAGACGATCAGGCGGCGCTGGGCGGGGATCATGCGAAATGCTTTTCCCAAAGCCGATCGAGGACCTCGAGCTGCCGATCGGTGAGTTCGCGCGGACCGGCGAGATCCGGTTGTGCGATCGAGCGCACGAATTTCGTCTCCCATTCGTTCAGATCGGCGGTGCCGAGCTCCGTCTCCTTGAAGCTCATACTGCTCTTCGATACGCCTTAATGAGCTGATGGTCCACGGCATGCCCACGCCGACGAACCAGGTTTGCGAGTTGCGCGCGGTTATGGTGGCTGTGCGAGGCCTGGCGCAGCAGTCCGAAATAGCTATTGGCCGATTCGTAGATCTGGGCCGAGCTCATGCTGGCGAGGCGTTGCAGCGCTTCGTTGAAGGTGCGCCGGCGGATGGTGCGGCGCCACGGCTTGATCAGGTGGCCGACGAAGTCGATGCCGTGGTCGATGGGCTGCAGGACGGTCTTGGCCGGATTGAGCCGGACGGCGAGGCGCTCGGGCAGGAACGCCTCGATATCGGCGCGCCAGGCATTGAGCTGCTGCGGCGATTCGTGCAGCAGGACCAGGTCGTCGACGTAACGGATGTAATGGCGCGCTCGAAGGTCATGCTTGACGTGCCGGTCGAGGACGTCGAGGTAGATATTGGCAAAGAACTGGCTGCTCAAATTGCCGATCGGCAGGCCGAGGTGCGCGGGCTGCCGCCACAGGCTCTTATGCGGCGGGATCAATGCGAGCTTGTCCGGGCGCCCCTGGATCTGCGCGTCCGGGCGCGGATCGTGGAGCACGATCTGCTCGGCGAGCGCGAGCCACCAGGGCTCGCGGACTCGGGCGGCGAGCAGCTCGCGCAGGATGCGTTTGTCGATCGAGACGAAGAAATTGGAAAGGTCGGCCTTCAGATACCAGCCCTGCCGGCGCCAGTTCTCGGTCTGGCTGCGGATCTTGGCCTCGAGCCGGCGCGCGGCATAGAGCGTGCCGCGGCCCCGGATGCAGGCGCACGAATCGGCGATGAAGGCGCGCTCGAAGCGCGGGCCGATGCGGTTGTAGAGCAGATGATGGACGACGCGGTCGCGAAAGCCCGCGGCCCACACTTCTCGCGGCTTGGGCCGGGTGATGGCGAAGCAGATCGAGGGGCCCGGCCGGTAGCCGCCCTCGAGCAGTTCGGCATGCAGGCGCTCGAGGTTGCGCTCGAGATCCGCCTCGAACTCGAGCGCGCTCGCCGTGTTGCGCTTGCTGCGGCGGCAGTCGAAATACGCCGCCGCCAGCTCTTCGAAAGAAAAAGCCGCATCGTTCTCATCTGCGGACGGCACGGGCGCGGAGCTTGTTGTTCTTGTAGTTGTTGTTCTGGTTGCCGTTGTTGAAGTTCTGGCACCAGGCATAGGCGTCGTTGCCGGCGTACTGCGTTGGTTCGCGCTATCGACGTCGCCCCGCCGATCGCTCGGCGGGGAAACTGCGCCGGACCGGGCCCGGAGCTCGCCGGCGGTGTCCGTCATGCGCATTGCGGTGCCCTCGTGAGGCAGCGGCGCGACCAGATTGAAAAATCGCACGGGCATGGAGGCCGTGACCTTCATGCGGCAGGCGACGATGCGGAGGCCTTGCGCCAGCCGCCGGCCTGCTTGCCGATCGCGCCGGTGAGCGCGACCGCCTTGGCGTACTGGGAGGTCGAGATGAAACGCTTGTCCCGCGAAAGGCGCAGCAGCAGCTCGGCGACCTGCAGGCGCTCGATCAGGTCCGTCAGGTGCGGGACCTTCTCGCGGGCGACATTGGCGCGGTAGATCAGCACCACGATGTTCAGGCACTGATCGCGCAGCTCGCTGCCGATCACGCCCTTGAAGTCGCGCGGCATATTGCGCACGAGATCTACGGCGTAATCGCACAAGTCGTAGGCCGCCTTGTAGATCGGCAGCTCGCTGTGAAGGGCCATGTCAAATTACTGAATTATTGAATCGGCAATCTGCGGACGGCACGGGCGCGGAGCTCGTAGTACTTGTAGTAGCTGTACTGGCGGCCGTTGTAGAAGAGCTGGCACCAGGCAGAGGCGTCGCCGCCGGCGTACTGCTCGCAGGACCAATACCAAGCTTCCTTGAATTCGCGCTTCAAGTTCTTGAAGAGCATTAGCTGGTCGATGCGCGAGGGCAGAGCGCCGTTTTGCTTCTCGGCCCATGCCAGGGCGTCATTCCAGTTCGCCTCCTCGAGCTCACCCGGCAGCAGGATGAGCGCGACCGGCCGCTCGTCCTCGAGGGATAGGCCGGCATAGACGCCGCCTTGCCACTCAACGCCGATAGCAGGCAATCCTGCAAAGCCCAGGGCGATCGCGTCGGAGATGGCCAACTCGGCCCGGATAATCTCCTTTTGGACGACATCGAGCACGACACCAAGCGGCAATGTGACGGTGACGGGTTGCTTAAGCTGTTCTGCGGTGAGATCATTTTTCATGCTTCACTTTCAAAAAAAATGGATGAATGATTGAAGGATTAAATCTTCATTCTGCGGACGGCACGGGCGCGGAGCTTGCCGTACTCGTAGTAGAGTGGCGTTCTGGGCGCCGTAGTCGAAGCTCTGGCACCAGGCATAGGCGTCGAAGCCGGCGTACTGCGTGCCCGACCAGTACCAATCCGCGCGGAATTCCCCGCGCAGATTCGCGTACAGCAGCGCCTGCTCATTGCGCGAAGGGAGATCCGCGCCTTCGCCTTTCTCCTTCGCCCATTCCACCGCCTTCTTCCAGGCGGCGGGCGTCGATTCGCCGGGCAGCAGGACGACGTGATGCCAGGCGCCGTCCTCCAGGACCAGGCCGGCATAGAGCTCGCCCTCGGCGAGCGTCGGGATCGCGATGGTGGCGGGAAGGATGGCGATAATTGATGCGGGTGCATTCATGGAGATCTCCTTTGCGTTCAGTTGTCATTTGCATTCCTTCATTGATTCGAAGGCCCTGAGCATTCTCACGAGGTCCTCGCTCATGGCCGCCTCGTCCGCCTCGCGCAACGTCTGTTCGATCACCGCGGCGCCGAAAATACCCGCCGGACCGATTTCGCGATATCGCGACAAGAGTTCGCGCACCCTCCGCTGTTCCTTCGGATATTCCTCCGGCGAGCGTGCTCATTTCTTCACCTTCTTCGCGGTCTTTTTCGTTTTCGCCAGCGGCGAGGCCTTGGCGAGCTTGGCTTTCATGCGCGCGTTCGCCTGGGCTTGCTTGCGCTCGGCGATGATCGTCTCGCGGACTTTGTTCGAGTCGATGCTGAGGAGATCGGTGACGGACGGATTGCCGTGCGGGCCCCAGTACGCCGCGAATACCGCGTAGAGCAGGAACAGCACCAGCTTGGGTTCGTCGAAGCCGGCGGTTTCCTTGGGCAGTTTGGTGCGGCTGACATAGCCGCCGCTTCTGAACGCGGTTTTCGGCCAGCCGTAGTGCTTCGCGATCAGTTCGAGATGATTGCTGCGCGCGTTGATCTCCGGATATACGATTTTGACCAGCGACATCAGCACGCCGCGGTTGAACTTCGTCGGCGCCTTTTCGCCGATGAGCCTGATCAGGCGCTCGGTGACCTGGTCGTTGAGATCGGGCAGGTCGAGTTTCGGCGCCGCGCGCCGGGCCTTCGCCTTCGGGCCTTTTTCTTCCTCCGGCTTCCTGCCCGAGAGCGCGGCGGCGATCGCCTGGTTGCTCGCGACCTCGATCAGCTTGCCGGTGCCGGGATGCTGCAGGAAGGTGGGCTTGAACGCCGGCCCGAGGATCTGCGCGGCCGTGCGGCCCCGGCCGTCGGAGCCGTACTGGCGCTCCGTGAGCTTGGTGTAGCCGCCGCTGATGTGATCGTTGCCGTTGTCGGCGTGCGGCATGAGATTGCGCGCCGCGGCGCCGGCGATGACCTTGCGGCCCTTCGCCTCGAGCTCGGCCGCCGCCCGGTGGAAGACGAGCTGGCGCTTGTCGTCGTAGCATTTCGGGTCGGTACAGACGTTTGGATTCTTGACGTCGGCGAACAGGTCGTTCTGGTTGCCGGTGCGCTTGGGGCACTTGACGCAGGATCCGGCCTTCGGCAGCAGGGTTTCGTCGTCGAGCTTGAAGGGCGCGCCCTTCAGGTCGACCATGTAATGCTCCTCGATGTGCTCGCGCAGCTCGCGATACGGCATCGGGCCGTCCGAGTAGTCGCTCTGCTTGCTTTCCTTCAGGGCCCGGCGCTGCGTGTCGTGATGGCCGATGCGCGCGATCAGCATGGCGTTCGACGGCGTGAGCTCGCCTTTTTCCAGCGCGGCGGACGCTTCGGGGCACAGGTCCAGGAGCTTGAGCCGGTTGAACACGGTCGCGCGGCTGACCCCGAGCAGGTCCGCGACCTGGTCGGCGCTGAATTTCTTGAGTTTGCGCAGCTCGTCGTAGCCTTCGGCCTCGCCGAGCTGGTCGATCGTCTCCCGCTCGAGATTCTCGGAAAGCTGCAGGGCGACGAGATCCGCGTCGGGAACGTCGCGGACCATGGCCGGAATCTCGACCAGGCCGGCCAGGTCGGCTGCGAGCCAGCGCCGCTCGCCGGCGACGATCTCGTATTTGACCGCGGCCGTCGGCTTGGGATGCGGCCGCGCGATGACCGGCTCCATGACGCCGACCTTCTTGAGATTAGCGGCGAGCTCGGCGAGCTTTTCCTTGCTGAAGCGCGCGCGCCTGCGTGCCTGAGTGCGCGTCGACGACGGCGCGAAGGCGGCGATCGGGACGATGTGGAAAGCGGCCGGCGCGACGGCGGCCGCGGCGATGGGTGCGTTCATTTGATCCTCCGGACTCGCGTTGCTGATCCACTCGGAGCGGGTAGCTTCTCGATGAAGCCGGTGCCCTCGCCGCCGGCGATCTTCAGATAATCGACCTCGACCTTCGCCGAATTGACCAGGACCTGGGCAGTCTTCGCGACGGCCACCGCGCGCTCGATCTCGAGCGGATGGTCCTTGTCGAGCAACCCCTCAAGCGTGACGAACAGGTGATTGCGCAGATCTTCCATCTTGTTTTTCACGGATCCTCCGTTTCAGTTGGCCGAGCAGCTGGATCGACGATTTGAGCGCCGGCGGCAGGTTGTGGATGGTGTTGCGCAGCAGGCTGTCGCGGCGCGAGATCAGCTCCAGATTAGGGAGCTCGACGTTGAGCGAATCCCGGTCCTTGAAGCGCAGGCAAAATCCCCTGGGCACCGGGCCGCGAGCGTCTTCCCAAAGGACCCGGTGCAGCGCGGTCCAGCCGCGCGCGCCGGGCTCGAAGCTCGTCCGCATGTCGATGTAGCCGCCCGCGTTCACGCGCAGCGCGCCGGGTACGTAGAAGTCCGGATCGCGGTTCGCCGGAAAATTCCCCTTCTTGAAGCGCGTCTCGGCGCTGCGACCGCCGGCCTTCCAGCCTTTGCGGCCGGCCGTCCACGGAACGTGACCCTTGGGAAACCGGAACGCGCGCCCGGCCTCGAGCATTCCGGTGCTGGCGGGGATGCTCGAGAGATATTCCGGCGATTTCCGCAGCCCGAGTGTCGCAGCCATGCCACAGATCGAGGAATAGCTGCGCTTGAATCTGCGGGCCAGTTGCGCGTTGCCGACGTCGGGATGAAGCGCGATCAGCCGCCATATCTCCGAATCCATCCAGGGTTTTCTCGGGCGCTTCACGGCTCGCGAAATGCTTCTAACCCGGTCAGACCGACAGCAGCCCGTGCACGGCGCGCACGGCTTTGGCGGCGTCGTCCTGTCCCTGCTTGAACAGGCGGCCGGCGTGATCGAGCATCTGCTCCAGGAGGATCTTGGCGCCTTGTTCGGCGCCGGCCGCATGACCCTCTTGCCTCGCGCGCGCGGCTGCGGCGTTGATGTCCTCCCGATGTTTCTGCTCCTGCTGGGCTTGCCGGTGCTTCGCTTCCCTGATCCTGCGTTTCTGTTGAGCCGATAGCTTCATTTGATGCCTCCAATGAGTCGTTTCACGAAAACCGGTTGAGAATTCCCTCGATCCAGATCGCGCAATAGACGACCGACAGCGCGAACATCCCCCACATGCGCGAGCCCGAGGGCGAGCGCGCGCGCCACAGCGCGACGATCCAGAACGGCTGCGACATCAGGCCGACGACGAAGCCCCACTTGTGCCAGGGGCCGGTGGTCGCGACCATCGCGATCGCGGCGAGGGAGAGGATCGAGAGCGCAAGCTGCAGCGCGCAGTCGTAATCGAATTCGGCGGCGACGATCTGCGCGATGTCGCGCATGGTCGCGGGCTGGACTTCGTCGAGCTTGAGCCAATCGTTCATTCCGCGTTCTTCTTGCGTCGAAGGCCTCGAATTTCTTCGAGCCGCCTCAGCTGGAGCGCCGCGGCGAAATTGCGGATGCAGAGCGCGAACGCCGGATCGGCCATCGCCTGCTCGAAGCTCATGCGCCGCGCGAGCTCCATCTGCGCGAAGGCCTCGGGCAGCGGAACGGTTTCGGCGGCGGGCAAATCGAGGGGCATCTGGTGATCGTCGGGGCGGCGCTGCGGCGCGTTCACGGCGCAGGCTGGGTCCCCGTGGTTTGCCCGTCGGGTTTTTCGACCGGCTCGGTGCGCAGCGCGACGTAGAATGGCTTGCCTTCCGCGTCGTAGATCATTTGCGCCTCGATCACACGCTCGGCGCGGCCGTTCAGGTAGATGAGCTCGCCGACCCGAGTCACGGACCGGCTCCGCGGTTCTTGAGAAAATCGGCGCAATGCGGCGCGCGCGCGCACGGCGCGCATACCACGAACGGCTCGAAGATGCCGGCGTCGGGCACCGTTTCCTCGGTGTCGAAGTATCGCTGCCCGCGCGCGGTCGCGCGCTTGCAGCAGGCAAGGTCGCCGAAGTAGTGGCTGCAGCGTTTGAGAGTGGCCGCGGTGCGCCATTTGCCCTTATGCTCGCGCTCGACATGGCGCTTCGCATTGGAGAGATATAGAGCGCTCATAGGTTTCCCTGAAAAAACCTCCCCGAGGAGCTGTGCCCTGCTGATCGCGACGCTATCGCGCGTGACGTAGTCCCTCATGTAAAGGGACTCTTTATAGTCTTCAGTCACGCGCCCATCGGCCATCAGGAAGGCACCGCCGAGTTTGTCGTCGCCTTTTCGATAAGCATCGAATTGAGCGTTACGCCAGCGGTCGCCATATCGGCGCACGGCATCCGCAAACCCGAGACGGACGCTCATGAGGCCTCCGGTTCGGGATCGAAGTCGAAAGGGGTCGGCGCGATGCGCAACATCGTCTGCGGCCGTGCAGACGTCTGGACGAGGACCAGCCGGTCGTGCCCCAGGTGCGCGAGCGCGAGGCCTTCGCGCCGACACAGCAGCTCGCACTGCCCGGCGGTCATGGCGGGATGGGGGAGCACCAGCGCGGACCCGCGGCGCAACCCGAGCGCGTGGCGCATCAGCTCGCCGGTTCCCCGGATCCAGCCGCGCCGCCATTCGTCGTGGTCGCGCGAGTTTTCCGGGAAGGGATTGAGCGCCCAGGCAATGCGCCGCCGGCCGGCGTCGCGGCCGAGCTCGTAGGCGTTCATGAGGGTTTCTCCCCGCGGGCGGGCTCGAACGGGCGGTTCAATTCGCCCGAGGGGAGCCCCTCATGATCGGCAATGTCGGCGGGGCACGGACGGACCAGGACGTAGCCGCAGCGCGATTCGAAGAGCAGCGCGAAGGGCGCGGGGCGTTGCGGGCCGCGGGTACGTTCTTCGATGCGGCCGCGCGGCCAAACACGGGGAGGCCCATGCTTAACGCTGGCCGTCGCGACGTGAGTCATGAGGGATTAAGCCTTTTGAGCAATGCAGCAGTCCGCCGCAGCGTCACCAAATCGCGGCGCAGGCCGATGCGGAAGGAAGGCCATCGTCACGAGATCCTTGGCCGAGATCTCGCGCTTGAAGACCGATTTGTGGAGAGCTTCTAGCTCGGCGAGTATTTTCGAGTGGTACTCATCGAGCTTGATCGTGACTTCTTTCATGAGCCCTCCGTTGGGGAACGGAGGCCACTGTAATCATGCTTACACTATTTGTCAAGCATACTTCCATCTAAGGGCGAAAATAAGCCTTTAGCGGTCGATTTCTGGTGGTTTTTGGGACGGGTCCGGCCGGTTAATGCAGTTCTTGCAGGCCGACAAGTATCAACGAGCCGGCCTTGCTGCGAATGCGGCACTCGAAGGTCGATAACCGCACCGCATTGAAGGCATTTCGGGCACGAACTTTTACTTGGACGCGATCGAAGCTCGTTCCATGCCTATAGGCGAAATCGTCCTCAAAGTTGGCCGAGTCGGGATCATGCAGGGATTTCTTCACCCAATCCTTGCAGGCATAGGCGACAGCGCTTTCCTCGCGCTCGCGCTGTTCGCGCACTCGTCGTTTGGCAGCCTGCTTTTCGGCTGCGGCACGTTGTGTCGGCGTGAGCGCCGCGGCCTTCGCGGCGTCGGCCTCGCTGGTTTTATCGCGATTGAGCGATCCAGTGATCGAACTGAAAGCGACCAACGCGAAAAAACCCGCGACGATCCAGGTGAATATCGAGGTATGGTTGGGTTTGGCCCCGCAATGAGGACACGCCGCGGCGGTCGTGCTCATCTCTTTCCCGCATTCCTTGCACGCATAGATGGCCATGTTCGCCTCCCTACTATTTGGAGTTGGCGCCGCGAAATGCAGGCCGGATCGCTTTCACTTGGTAGGTCGCCTCGCGTTGGGCAACGCCAATCACGGCCGCGCGGCCGCGCTCGTCCAGGGACCGAAACGTTTGGGCGAGAGTCTGTTCCTCCTCATCGATTGGGCGCGGGACCGTCCGTACAGGTCCCTTGCCCGTGGCAATCCAGCGGGCCTCGAAGTGCGTAAGGTCCGAAAAGGAGAAGAGCAGCTCGTTCTTGATATTTTTAGTCTTGCCTGAGATCCATTGTTGGATCGCTTCGCGCGAACACTTCAATTGTTTCGCGGCGGCCGCTGGCGTTAACCCGGCGGTTTCAAGCGCATATGAGACGCGCTCTCCCGTTGTCTTCAGATCTTGAGGTTTCATGTTCGGTTAGTGTAAGAGCGCTTACAGTAAGTATGTTTGACTTCGCCCTGAAGCATGCTTACACTCGCCGATCCAATGAGAAAAGAAGACGCAATCGCTGTAATGGGATCAATCCCGGCGCTAGCGGAGCTGCTCGGCATCTCACAACACGCAATCTATCAATGGGGACCGACGGTGCCTGAGCTTCGCCAGTACAAGATCAGGGAGAAGATTCCGGATTTTGACGCGCGATTAGCAGTCTTGCGGGCAGGCCCATGCGGCGTAAAACGGGCGGCGGCATGACTTTCTTCGCCCGCCTAAGATCCCGGCTCTGGTATTGGTTCCTTGACCGAATCATCGACGGCCTCTGCCGTTCTCTTCTTTGCCGCTCTTCCTTCCGTTGGGAGCGCAAAGGTGCCCCGGGTGATCTCGCAAGCGCCCGGGGCATTTTCTCTTTTTTTGCCCGGCGAACGCACCCATAACGTCCCCTAATTTTTATGGGAGGGCCGATGAAGCTCTTCTACGACGATGAATTCGACGCGCTGCAGCAGATGATCGCCGCCAGCAATCGCACGTTCAAAGACTGCGCGACGTTCCTGTGGCCGGATCTCAAGCCCGAATCGGCCTATGCCCGGCTGAAGGCCTGCGTGAACCCGCACGGCGACCAGAACCTGAAGTTCGGACAGATCGTCTCGCTCGCGCGCTACTGCGGGCGCTTCGACGCGCTTTACTACATGGCCGACGAGCTCGCGCACGCGCGGCCGGGCCCGATCAATCCGCGGGACGAGCTCGCGGAATTGCAGCGCCGCTACATCGAGGCGGTGCATCTCGCGCGCGACGTTGCCGACAAAATGGAGCGCCTCGCGCGCGCGCCGCTCCAAGCCGTAGGGAAATAGGCCGCTCGACAAAAAGGAGCAAGGGCGATGTCTCGAGCCGATCGGGATCTGCCTTCGCTGCATCGTCCAACAGGAACACGACCCGAATATGCGGGCCCGCTGCAAGTCATTCAGATCGCGGGCCGGCAGCTTCCGGAGGTCGGCGCATTCGCCGGCCGGCAGCCGAAATTTTGGGGTGCTGCACCGAAGCGGCGCGCCGGCGCGCGATTCGGACGCTGAATGGTCCCCGAGGAGCTCAAGAGCCGCACGCAGTGGCTGGTGTGGCGCTACGAATCCCATCCCGGCGACAAGAAGCCCCGGAAAGTCCCCTACTACGCGAACGGCGCTCGCCGCTCCGGCAAGCAAGGCGACGAAGCCGACCGCCGGCAGCTGACGACCTTCGACCACGCGCTCAAGATCAAGTCGATCGGGGAGCACGACGGGGTCGGGTTCGCGTTCCTGCCCGGGGACGGGCTGATCGGGATCGACCTGGACGATGTCGTCGACGCCGGCACCGGCGAGATCTCGCCGCGCGCGCTCGAGATCCTGAAATCCTGCGCGAGCTTCTCCGAGTATTCGCCCTCCCGCCGCGGCGTGCACGTCTACGCGCTCGGCGAGACCGAGTCGTTCAAGTCGAACGACATCGGCGTCGAGGTTTTCTGCGGGCGGCAGTTTTTCACCGTCACCGGAGAGCATTTTTCCGGCACGCCCGAAACGGTCAATGCGATCGACGCGCAGACGCTCAAGCGCCTGCGCGCCACGGTGGACCAGGCGAAGGGCAAGCGCCGCGGAGCGGGCGCGCCGCCGGCGGCCGCGCCGCCCGATCAGCGCGCGAAAGTCGAATCGGCGCTGGCGTTCGTTTCCTCGGATTGCGGCTACGAGGAATGGATCGAGATCGGCATGGCGGTCCAGGCCGAGCTCGGCGAGGCGGGCTTCGGCGCCTGGGATTACTGGTCGTCGAAGAGTGCGAAGTATCCCGGCGCGCGCGAGATCCAGACGCACTGGAAGTCGTTCAAGCCCGGCGGCGGGATCACCGGCGCGACCTTGTTTAAGCGCGCGCATGACGGCGGCTGGCGGCCGCCGAAAGGATCCGGCAAGCGCGCGGGAAGCGGCCGCTCGAGCGCGCCGCCTCCGGATGACGCCGGCGCCGGCGAGCCCGAAGACGGTCTGCCCGAGATCCGCTGGCTGCAGGGGAAATTGCCCGAGGTCGTCGATCAGGCCGAGGCCGCGCTGATCAAGGCGCAGGAACGCATCTATCAGCGCGCCGGTTTTTTGGTGCGCGTCGTGCGCCGCGATTCTCCGACGGTGCGCAACTACAAGCGGCCGCCCGGCACGTTCGGGATCGTAATCGTCGATCAGCCGTACCTGATCGAGGCCTTGACGCGGGTCGCGCGCTGGATGAAATGGGACGGGCGCGCCGAGGCCTGGCGGCGCGTCAACGCGCCCGAGCAGTCGGCGTCGACCTACCTCGCGCGTAGCGGCCACTGGAAGGTGGAGAAATTGTGGTCGGCGATCAGCGCCCCGACCCTGCGGCCCGACGGGACGATCCTGCAGAAGCCCGGCTACGACCCCGCCATGCACACCTGGTACGACCCGTGCGGCGTGGAATTTCCGGCGATCGCCGAATCGCCGACGCAGGCCGACGCCGCGGCTGCGCTCGACAAGCTCGCGAAGGCGTTTTCCACTTTTCCGTTCGAGGCCGAGTGCGACAACGCGGTCGCGCTGTCATTCGCGCTCACGGCGCTGGTGCGGCGCAGCCTGCCGCATTCCCCGCTCGGGGCGATCAGCGCGCCGGCGCCCGGCTCCGGGAAGACGCTGCTCGCCGACTGCGTGTCGATCCTGGCCTCGGGATCGGCCGCGCCGGCGATGAAGTACGCGGAGACGGACGAGGAAGCGGCCAAGACCGCGCTCGCGGTGCTGATGGAGGGCGACGCGGTGGTGCTGATCGACAACATCGAGCGGCCGCTCCAGGGCGACTGGCTGTGCTCGATCCTCACGAGCGAGCTCTATCGGCAGCGCATGCTCGGCAAGACCGAGATGGTGAGCGTGCCGACGACCACGCTGTGGCTCGCGACCGGCAACCAGCTGGTGATCGCCGGCGACCTGCGGACTCGCGCTCTTTTGTGTCGGATCGACGCCAAAGTCGAGCATCCCGACCAGAGGGAGTTCGAGCACGATCTGCGTGAATGGATGGTCGCGCACCGGCCGGAGCTCGTCGCCGCGGGATTGACGGTGATGCGCGCGTTCATCGCGACGGGGCAGCGGGTTGCCGATTTCATCAAGCCGATGGGCCGCTTCGAGCGCTGGTCGGAGCTGGTGCGCGCGCCGCTCGTGTGGCTCGAGTGCGCCGATCCATGCGAATCGTTGAAGGCGCTCGAGGAGGAGGATCCGGAGCGCGGCATGCACCTGCAGCTGATGCACGCCTGGTGGGGCGAGTTCGAGGACCGGTCCCAGACCGCGCGCGAGGCGATCCAGCACGCGGCGCAGGAAACGAGCGCCGCCGGCCAGCCCGCGCCGCTCGACGTGGCGCTGCGCGAGATCGCCCAGGACCGCGCCGGCGCATTGAACAGCCGGCGCCTGGCCAAGTGGTTGTGGGCGCACTCGGACAGGCGGGTGGGCGGGATGCTGATTGTCAAAGACGGAGAAAAAGACCATGCGGCGCGCTGGAAAATCAAGAAATCCGATTGAAACGGGATTTCCGGGATTTCCGGGGTCATTTCCCGCCCGTATACCTGTTTTGTCATGTTTACTATCGCTTTTCTCTCTTTTTCTATATTTATCAATCTCTTAATAGGAAAGATAAAAATGGCAAAGAAAAGAGAGAGAAAACATAAGAGAAAAAATAGAAGAAATGACAAAACAGATATAGGGGCTGAAACAAAGCCCGGAAATCCCGGAAAGCCCGTTTCGCTTCGATGGGCCCGCGCCGGCTGTGGCGCTCCGATGAAGGTCTTTCCCGCATGGATGTACGGCGATCCGGCGATTGCCGTCGAACGGATCGAGAGCATCGAGCTGCGCGCCGCGGAGCGAAAACAGGCACGCGAAGCCGCGCGCGATGGCGACCGGCGGCAAGCGAGCTACGGCCTGGTGAGCGCGGCGACCGTCACGCTGATCAAGCGGGCCCGCATCCGCGAGCTGATGCGGACGATTTTGAAAACGAACAAATGCTGACGAAGGAACA